CCCAGGCGCAAAGGGAAATCACAGGGCAAGTAGCACCTCAAGATACGGAAGCGGATAATTATACTACCAGACCAGATTCCTCTAAAGTTACACCAACCCAGCGTGTTTCTGATGCAGTAGGGCATGGAAGTAGGCAATCTGATATTTCTTATGATAAGTATCCTGCTAATGCTCCTGGTCCAGTTGCTGCACCCGTGCCAGAACCAGCACCATTATCATCGGAACCAGCGTTCGAACCGGAACCAGCGCCCCAACCTGCCCGGAAGACCGCAACAAAATCGGTTAGGCAACCGGCAGGATTTGTTTCTTCGATAGATGACATTCCAATAGCACCTTCTGCTCCCAAAAATCAAACTTTAGATTATATCCGCCGGTCTCCAGAAGATCAACGTGACGCAGTAGATGCACGAGAACGGCTAGAACAATTTCGTCAAAACGAGATAGAAAAGGAAAAAGCAAAGGAAACAGAAAGATCGTTTGTACCAGAAGCTGAAAGAATGTTCTTCGCAGATGGTACACCAGTTCCTAGCCCACGGGAAGTTACATCGTCCTTTGTACGAGGATCGCAACAAGATTCGTTCAGCCCCCAAGAACAAAGTTTACTAGATTACCACAGAGATAATCTATTTAATAATAAATTTTTACGAAATGAAGACGGCTCTGTTACAACTTTATATAGTATGAGATTTGAAGCAGAAGATGGTAGAATATACGTGATCCCTGGATACGATTCAGAATCTAGAAAGACTTTAGAATTTAAGGATGCTTTAAATCGTGCTTTAGAAGTTGGATTAGAGAATTTTCCATCTTATGAAACCGAAGAGCAAGCAAGACAAGCTGAAGAAGATCTCCACAAAGTAATAGAACAAGATATGATGAAGTTCGAACGGGAAAATCCTAATATGCAAGTAGGCGGACAAGTCCCACAAATAAACAGATCCGGTCTTATACAAGGAGAAGGTGGGCCTACTAGCGATAGCATTCCAATGAAAGCTGAAGGTAACTCCTTTATCGTAAATGCTCCTGCTGTACAACTCGCAGGTGGTGCTGAGAAACTCGATTCTATGGTAAATGGAGTACAAAAACAAGAGCAAACCTCTGGGTTTAATCAATTTGGAAATCCTACTACTGGATCGCAAGATATAAACGTATCTAACGGTGAATATAAAGTATCCGAACCTGATGCCAAAAAGATAGGCTACAAAAACTTAAATAAAATGAACGATGCGGGCAAACCGTTTGTAGATCAGATCGATCAAAAGGGTTATTCTAATGGCGGTGAAGTAGATAATTTATATGAAAGATTATCTGATGCAGAAACTATGTCAGAAAAAAATAAAATGATAAGAACTAGACAACCTGATAAAAAAGTTAAAGCAGGATCTTCAGCATATGGACCTGTGCAAATAACTTTAGGACTAGTAGAAGATTTTAAAAAAAGAAACCCTACAGAATATAAAAGTATGAAAGCATATGTAGATAAGTTTGTTAAGCAAGCACATAAATTTTTATTACATGGAGATCCATCAACCAAAAGAACAACAGTTGATCCCAACTATGTAACTATATATAATAAGCTATACCCTCAAGATAATATAACTAAAACAACTGCTAAAGATCCTCGATATGATTATGGAGGAGCAGGAGAGTTAGGTAAAAATAAACAAGGATATGAGAAATTAGCTAAAAGTTTAATCCAAATGAAATTGCAAGATGTAGGAAATGATGCTAGTAAATTTCCTCAAGCATGGAGAGGTCTACAACCCGATGCTAATTGGATGACAAGATATAATAGTAGGCCCAGTTATAATCCTGCACCAGCAAACCTTTCAAATAGAGGATTTATAGCTGCTGAACCCCCTGTAGCGGAACCTAAAGATCCAGCGAACCTTTCAAAACTAAATTCTCGTGAAACAGGCCGGGAAGATTATGATGCTATGGTTGATGTACATAATCAGCTTGCAGCCCAATCTAGCCCAGTCTCTGAATCGTTTGTAAATTTACCAGAACAAGATTTAAAACCTAAGCAAAGTAGCCCTAGAATAAACATAGGCGCTGCTTACCAATAGAAATTTAGTGCCTTTTAAGATTGCATATCTTAGAGGTATTCAAGATGGCTACCTGTGTAAACGGCCCCATCTTTCAACAACCTGCAGAGGCTACCCAGCAAAGCTGGCCCCAAAGGAGGAACTATGACTGATAGTACTACTGAAGTTGAAGAAAGTGAAGTTAACGAGCCTACCCCATACCAAAATGATTACAAAAAGCATTTGGATGATCCTGAACCAGAGGACACTTCTCAACAAGAAGCCACTCCTGGGCGGGAAGGATTTCTAGATCAAGAAAGTAAACCTGAACACAACTATAAAAAGAGATACGATGATTTAAAATCTCATTATGATAGAAAGCTAAATGAGTGGAAGCAAGAACACGAAACTTTAAATGCACAGTTAACGGCAAATAATTCTGAAAATGTAAAAGTGCCTAAGACTGTGGAGGAGTTAGAACAGTTCAAGCAAAGTTATCCAGATGTCTATGATATAGTTGAAACTATTTCAATGCAAAATGCTGACTCTAGAGTTCAAAACATTGAAGAGCGTCTTCAAGTTCTAAAAGAACAAGAACAAGATGCTTTAAAGAGAACAGCCGAGCAAGAGTTACTTTCTGTACATTCAGATTTCTATGAAATAAAAGAAGATGAAAATTTCTTAGAATGGTTAAAAGACCAACCTGAAAGTATCGCAAATGGTGTACTTAAAAATGGTACGGACTTTAAATGGGCCGCTCGTGTAATCGATCTTTATAAAGCGGATGTTGGTCACAATCAGAAAAACCAAAAAAGTAGACCTTCAAAGGCTGCTGAATCTGTAACTAGGACTACAAAACGAACTGTACAATCCAAGGGAGATAAAAAAATCTGGTCTGTTAGCGAAATAGAAAAGATGAAACCTTGGCAGTTTGAAAAGTATGAAAAGGATATAGATAAGGCTAGGCGAGAAGGTAGACTAGAACCTTAACTAGGAGGAATAAGTTATGGCTTTTTCCAGTTCTGGTGGGTACACCAATCTCCCTAATGGGAATTGGGCACCTGCTATCTATAGCCAAAAAGTTCTTAAATTCTTCCGCACGGCTTCGGTTGTTGAAGATATTACAAACACCGACTATGCAGGAGAAATTGAAAACTTTGGCGACACGGTTAAAATCATCAAAGAACCTACTATTACTGTCTCTTCGTACACTCGAGGTTCAGTTATAAGTCCCCAGGACTTGCAAGACGATCAATTGACTCTGGTAGTTGACCAGGGCAATGCTTTTGCTTTCAAAGTCGATGACATTGAAGAGCGGCAGAGCCATGTCAATTGGGAATCCCTTGCTACTAGCTCTGGTGCTTATGCACTGAAGAACGAGTTCGATACGAATGTCATTGCTGCTATGGTTTCCGGTGCGGGAACTACGGTTGGTTCTGATGGTTCAGGCAGTGATGTTGGTTTTGCTGCAGGTGAAGTTGACCCGATTAACATTCTAGCTAACCATGCTAAACGACTGAACGCAAACGATGTGCCAGAGGAGAATCGATGGTTCATGGCCTCTCCCGAATTTTGGGAACAGGCTGCACAGACTTCCAGCAAATTGATGGATGCTTCTGTGACGGGTGATGCAAATTCACCTTTGCGTAACGGTAAAATCTTTGCAGGTAAAATTCAAGGGTTTTCTTGTTATATGACTAACAACTTTGCTGCTGCTTCGACAAGCAACTACTATAAAGTTTTGTCAGGCCATATGTCTGCTGTTGCTACAGCTAATCATATTGCTAAAACTGAAGTAGTTCGTGATCCAGATTCCTTTGCGGATATCGTTCGTGGATTGCATGTCTTTGGCCGTAAAGTTGTTCGGTCAAAAGGTTTGGTCGTTCAACACATTCTAATTGATTAAGGGAGGGATTAAAAATGACAACTTATGATCATACTACCGGTCAAGGTACTGCTGGACATCCCTCTCGTTC